CGCGTGCCGCGCCGAGCCGTTCCCGGCGTCGAGCGCACCCGCCAGACGATGACCGGCTCGCTGCGCAAGGCCCTGCTGGACATCTTCGCCGCCATGCGCGCCGAGGTGTCCGCCAAGGTCGAGCGCAACGCCGCACATCTCGCGACGCACCCCAACGACTACACCGTGTGGTGGGACGAGGCGAAGTGGCAGGCCGAGGTCAACAAGGCCATCAAGCCAGCCGCGGCGCTCGCTGCCGAGGCGACGCATGACAGCACCGCACAGGTGCTCGGACGCCAGTTGGCTCCCGACCTTCGCGATCTGGTCATGGCCCGCCTCATCGGCGACGTGGGCGAGGACGTCAAGGGCATCACCGAGACGACCCGCACCAAGGTCGCCAAGACCATCGACGACGGCATCAAGGACGGGCTCGGCGCCCGCGAGCTCGGCAAGGCTGTCGAGGAGTCCGCCGGGTTCGGTGAGTACCGCAGCGAGATGATCGCGCGCACCGAGACGAACCGCGTCCTCAACTTCAGCCAGTTGCACACCTACGGAGAGTACGGCGTCGAGCGGGTCGAAGCCATCGACGGCGACGGCGACCCAGAGTGCGCCGCGCGCAACGGTCAGGTCTATCCCATCGCCGAAGCCATGCTCATCCACGACCACCCCAACGGCACGCTCGACTGGGCACCGTTGACGCTCACGCAAGACCAGCCGGTATCGACGACTCGCCCGTGAGGTGGCACCTCCTGCACATCCCGAAGACGGGAGGGTCGTCGCTTCGCGTGACGTTCGGTGGCACCGTCTCGATGCACTGGCACGAGGACCGACTCTCTGACATCCCGCGCAGCGCCAAGGTCGCTGTCTTCCTGCGCGATCCCATCGCCCGGTTCGTGTCCGGTGCCAACGAGCGCATCCGACTCGGCGAAGGTGCCCATGCCACCGCCGAGGAATGGGCTCTGCGCATCGAAACCACGGTGCGCTACTCGGCATTGCTGCCGATGGCGACGTGGCTCGACGACGACCTCGGACGCCTCGACTTCATCGGGCGCACCGAGACGCTCGCACAAGACTACGAACGGCTCACCCGATGCATCGGTATCGAGCGGCCCGCGCCACTCGAATATCGCAACCGCGCGCCGACCAAGGCGGCACCACTCAGCCCCGAAGCGATAGCCACCCTGCGGCACTACTACGCCGCTGACTACGCCCTCTTGGAGCAGCTATGCGGAACCTCGCAGCCGGTATCAACCGCGCGACCGTGATGGAGATGACCTGATGCCAGTCGCCGATAACGACCAGACGACGCTCGGAACCGACACCCCAGGTCAGACAGCATGGGGTTGGACCGGCACAGACTGGTACCCACTGCGTGCTGGCGGCGCCACGGCGGACGCCTTCGGAAGGCTGCGCGTCTCGGAACCGCAGAGCCTGCTTGCAGGCAAGAACATCCTCGACAACCAGCCGCTGCTCTTCGACGACCAGGAAGCCAGCGGCAGCGGCACCGGGTCATCGTGGGACCAGGACAAGGCCAGCGTCACGCTGACCGTCGGTGACACGACAGCAGGCAAGCGTGTCCGTCAAAGCAAGTGGCGCCCGATGTACCAGCCCGGCAAGAGCCAGCGCGCGTTCATCACGTTCACGATGGACTCTCCGCAGACCGGGCTGACGCAGGCTGCCGGGATATTCGACGACGACAACGGCATCTTCCTGAAGCAGGCTGACGACAGCGTCTCGTTCGTCCGCCGCTCGAACGTCACCGGCTCCGCTGTCGATACGGCGGTGGACCAGGCGTCGTGGAGCGAAGACACGATGGACGACCTCGACCTGACGAAGGCGCAGATCGTCTACATAGACTTCGAGTGGCTCGGCGTCGGCATCGTCCGCTGCGGCTTCGTCATCGACGGCGTCATCCGCATCGCGCACGTCTTCACCCACGCGAACGCGGCCACGGGTGTCTACATGAGCACGCCGAACCTCCCGGTACGGTACGAGATCGAGAGCGACGGCACGCCGAGCGCAGCGTCGTTCGAGACGATCTGCTCCAGCGTGGACTCGGAAGGCGGCCTTGACGACATCGGTATCGCTCGCTCGGTCGATACCGCAGCCGCAGGCTTCGACACGGCGAACGGCACGTCTCAGCACCCGGTCCTCGCCATCCGGCTGGACTCGGCTGGCCTCGGGGCGTTCGTGCAGCCGAACCGCTTCGACCTGTTGTGTACATCGACGGCCAACTACAAGTGGGCCATCCTGCTCAATCCGACCATCGCTGGCACCGCGCTGAGCTTCACCGACGTGGCGAGCAGCGCGGTCGAAGTCGCGACGCCGACGAGCGCCACGACCATCAGCGCAGAAGGCACGGTCCTGAGCAGCGGCTACGGGTCGGACACGAACCAGAACCGCGCAGGCGTGACGGCAGACCTCGGACGCTTCCAGCTCGGCAGCCTCATCGACGGCACGAGCGACATCGTCGTCCTGGCCGTGCAGAACCTCGCGAGCGGTACAGAGACATACCACGCAAGCCTCGGCTGGCGCGAAGCGGTATAGACACATGAACCTCAAGGCAACCCTGCTAGACGACGACGCCTTCCGGCTTCTCGCCATCCCGTTCGGCGGACCGATCCCGTCTCCGCACTCGCCCATCGGCGTGGACCTCGACGGCGAGTGGTTCGACGAGCAGACCGACATCACCGTCAAGGGCTCGCTGCCCAAGTCGGTGCCGGTGGATTGGCACCACGGCATGGACACGTACATGAAGGGCGAAACCATCGGCAAGGCCGTGGACCCCGAGATGGACGAGGACGGCTGGTGGGTCACCGTCTGGCTCGACCACGGCAAGCGCCGACTCGCGCTCATCAAGGAACTGGCAGAGCGCGGCGCGCAACTGTTCGGCTCATCGCAGGCCGACGGCCCTGCCGTCCAGAAGGCCACGACCGGCCATATCGAAGCGTGGCCCTACGTGGCGCAGGCGCTCTCCACATCACCGCAGAACACACTCAGCGTGGCGCGCCCGCTCAAGGCCGCCACCGTCCAACCTCTCGAAGCCAAGATGCGCGACCTTGCGTCTGACCTTCGTCGAACCTACGAACGTGGCGACGACGAGGCGAAGGCCCGGCGAGTGCTGGCTGACCTAGAGGCCGCCGAAGCGGCCATGAAGAAGGCAGTCCAGTAGGACGCCACACCGACAGGTGTCTGATGGCGTGACCCTCCAGTCCACGACCGTGGACGAGATCGGGACCGCTGCCAAGCGGCTCGAAGACCTTGCCACCGAGATGGCGAAGGCGAAGACCGAGGACACCGCCCGGTACGACGCCCTGCGCGAAGAGCAGAAGGCCCAGGCCGCGACGCTCGAAACGCTGAAGACCAAGCATGACGCCGAAGTGCGTGATGCCGAAGTCAAGGCCGCCATCGAGATGGCTGCCGAAGCCAAGGCGATGGCCGCCGGGACCCGTGAGCCCAGCAAGGCCCTGACCATCGGCTCCGGCCCGAACCCGAACGCCGACGTCACCCGCGAGGGCGACTTCCTCAAGGCGCTCATGGACTCCAAGTCCTTCGACGACCTCGAGGCCCGCGCCGCCGCCAAGGCGAAGCTTGAGTCGTGGGGCCGTTACCAGGACGCCGACCCGGCCAAGGCGACGCTCGGCTCGACCGACGCGACCGGCGGCTGGATCATCCCCAACTACCCGGTGGACGACCTCCTGAAGCCGGGGCGCTACGGCTCTCCCATCCTCGACCTCGTGACCGTGGTCCGTGGCCTGAACGTGGGTGGCATCGACATCCCGTTCCGCACCACTGCGCCGACCGCTTCGGTGGTCATCGCGTGGGGCGACACCAAGACCAACACCGACGTGGCCTACAACGGCTACACGGCGACCATGTACACGCTGGCGTCGATCTACGACGTGAGCAAGCAGTTCGCCATGAAGTCGAACGGTGCCGCCGAGCAGGACGTGATGCAGGAACTCAACGGCGCGCTCCAGCGTGGCGTTGCGACCTACGTCTTCCAGGGCACCGGCTCCAGCCAGCCGTTCGGCATCAACGCCGCTCTGGTGACGTCTCCTCCGTTCAGCCCGGTGACCACGACGGGGCATACCGCTGACGCTGACACCATCGGCGGCTCGACGCCTCGCGCCATCGGCGTGGCGGCTGGCGCTCTCGAAGCGCGCAACCGCAAGCCCGAAGCCGTGCTCATGTCGAGTACCGGCTACTGGACTGCGGTGGCGACCGAGGGTTCTGCCAACTCCGGCTTCTTCTTCGCTCCGGCGATGGGTGGCCCGACCGCGCAGAACGCTCAGGGCCAGCTTTCGGTCTGGGGCATCCCGGTCTACCGCGAGTCCGAGTACCTGACTGGTGCCGACGACATGATCGTCGGTGAGTTCTCCGCGCTGAAGGTCTACTTCGGCGACGGTCCTCGCTTCGACTCCAGTGACATCGCTGGCGACCGCTGGGACAAGAACCTGGTCGGCTTCCGCGGTGAGCTTGAGATGGCGTTCGACGCGCGTCCTGCCGTCTACGCAGGCGCGCTGCAGATTGTCCTCGACATCACCGAGTGATCGGTGGCCTTGCCGTGGGCACTCACGGCACGCCTGGCCCCACGTCACGGGGCCACTACCCAAACCCGCAACAGGGAAGTGCCTCCCTTGACCACCGACATCCAGTGGAAGTACCGCGAGGACTCGTCCGACCTCTCGGTCATCAACTCCACGATGCTCCACGACGAGTACGGACTGAAGGACTTGCCGCCGCTCTCGGGCTGGGCGCTCGACATCGGTGCCCACATCGGCTCGGTGACCGTCCCGCTGGCGCTCGACCATCCCGACCTTCGGATCATCGCCGTCGAGGCGCTGAGCGACAACGTCGAAGTGCTGCGCGAGAACGTGGCGAACAACGACCTGACCGACCGCGTCATCGTGAAGCACGCGGCCATCGCCGCAGAGAACGGGTTCACCGAGGTCTGGTCGCACTTCAAGAAGATCGAGGGCGTGGCGGACCCGTTCCTCTACGACAACCGCTTCATCGGCAATATCTACAACAAGCCCGGCAAACACCCCGAAGCCGAGTTCCACCGCGAGACGGTCGAAGGCATCACGCTCTCGACGCTGCTGGAGGACTACGACATCCTCGACGTGGTCTTCACCAAGACCGACTGTGAGGGCGGCGAATGGGCGCTGCTGGAAGACCCTGCCGTCGCGGCGCTGCACTACATCGTTGGCGAGTACCACGACCGCACCGAGAACGACCTCTTCGAGACGCTGCACCTGACGCACGACGTCACGACGTTCCCGGCGGCAGAAGAGCACGACGGCGGCATCGGCCTGTTCTGGGCGGTGGCGCGATGAACGTGCTGCTGCTGCTGGCCCACTCCATCGAGGAGTACGACCAGCTCAGGCTGTTCCACGAGCTTGGCTATAACGTCGCCAGCATCGGCGGCTACATCGACCCGGCGAACCCACATGACGACAAGCGCCCTGCTCTCCCACAGGTACCGAAGGTGGATGTCGTCTATGACGCCGTCCAGGAAGTGGCGGCGACGCCGGACTTCCCAGACCGGCTCTGGAACGCCAAGGACGACCTCCCCGACGCCATCGTCGCGTGGGCCGACGTCATCATCGTCCACCACGTCGAGTGGCGCTGGATCGTAGGCAACTGGGACAAGATCAGGGACAAGCGGGTCATCTGGCGCACCGTCGGCCAGTCGTCGCACGAGAACGAGGCGCGCATGCGGCGCTATCGAGACGACGGGCTCCAGGTCGTGCGCTACTCGCCCAAGGAGAAGTTCCTGCCCAACTACGTCGGCCACGACGCCATCATCCGGTTCTGGAAGGACCCCGACGAGTGGAACGGCTGGACCGGCGAGAACACCTCACGAACGTCACGCAGAACATGGTCGAGCGCGGCGGCTTCTGCAACCTTGAGTTCTACCGACACGCCACGCGCGACCTTCCTGCTGCGCCAGCCGGTCCCGGCTCCGAGAAGCTTCCCGGTGGACTCGGTGAGATGACGCTCGACGAGATGAAGACGCTGCTACGGCAGACCCGTGCCTACATCTACACCGGCACGCAGCCGGCGTCCTACACGCTCGGGCTCATCGAAGCCGCGATGACGGGCATCCCCATCGTCAGCATCGGGCCAGCGTGGATGCACGGACTCAACTACGGCTCGGCACTGTTCGAGGGCCATGAGTTCGCGTGGGAATGGTCTGACAGCCCGCAGGGCGCACGGAGAGCGCTGCAACGCCTGCTGGACGACTACGGACTCGCCCGCGAGGCTTCCGCCGCTCAGCGGCAGATAGCGCTCGCCAACTTCAGCCGCAAGAAGGTCGGCGCCGACTGGCTCGACTTCCTCGGTGCCCCGACGTACCCACCCGGCGAGGAGGTCCACGCATGAAGGTGCTGCTGGACTTCCACCACCACGCACTCGCCGAGTCCTACGCCCTGACGCTGGCCGACCGCTTCGGCTGGGACCTCTGGTTCCCGTGGGGCATGGGCTGGTTCGACCAGGGCATCTGGCAGTTCGAGAAGGAGTGGCACGGCGATCGCGTCGCCCGCCAGTACCTCGAAGGCATCTGGGCCGAGGCAGAGACTGGCTGCTGCACCGCGCACCTCAAGGACCCGCGCCATCCGAACCGCTACCTCAAGGGCGTGACGCTCGAAGCGGCTCGCGCGATGGGCGACTGGGACCTCGTCGTCAGTTCGCTGCCGGCGAACGACGAGGGCTACGCGCACTTCGCCGACACGCACGGCGCCACCTTCGGCGTACAGGTCGGCAATGACTTGCAGTACAGCCGCTGGGACCTCGCGCAGTTCATCTGGTCATCGTCAACGCTCCCCGGCTTCGGCCCTGAGCACATCGGCAAACGGTTCACGTTCAACGGCACGCCGACCGTGATGACGCACCAGGAGTTCAGCCTGGACATCTTCCACGACCGGCCACCGATGGTCGGCAACGTCGTGGCGTCGTTCGTCAACTGCTTCTGCGAAGGACCG